TTCAAAGTCTAAAGTTGCACCACCATCTTCTTCAGGTATTACCTCTACTGGTGGTTTATCTACTATCTCTTCCTCAATACCAATCTCTTTAGCTACTTCTTCCTCTGACGGAATTTTAACTTCAGTTCTAGTATTAGGGAGTCCTTTATCTATATCTGCCATTTATACTCCTATAGTTTCTTAACACGTTTCATTAGACCTTGCAACCCTTGTGAATTAGGACCAGATGCTGGTGGGGGTCCTGAATCTACACCAGCTAGTTTAGCTATACCGCCACCTGCTTTTTCATCTCTAAAAGTATCTGCAAATTGCAATGTTCTTAGATAGTTTGTGTAGTCTTGTAATCCTCTATCTTGATCATATTCACCAGTTACTGGGTCTACTCCAAATTCTCTACTTTGTAATCCAAGTGCTGGAAAAAGTTGATTTAAGCCAAGAGGAGTATAACCTATTCCAAACATATCTCCTGTTTGTTTTAAATCTTCTTTTGCAGTATCTATGTTAATAGGAATGTCTTTCATTCTTTTTCGTATTTGTGCATCAACACCAAAACCAGTTCCAGGTGAAACTAATATTCTTGATGCTTTATCTGCATCTGCTTTTTCAACGGCAGATCTAAATGCATCTCTAGTTAATTGATCTTGAATATTTAAATCTAATGGACTTGAAGTTGTTAATCTTTCTGCTCTGTTTAAATCACCTCTAGATAAATCTTGTAAATTTTCTCTTGCATCAGATAGTCTTTTTTGTAAATCTTGCGTATCTCCAACATAACCAAATGGTCCATCACTCACTGCATCCGTTGCAGCTATTTGTTTTTTAAAACCCTCACTAGCTCCGATTAATTCAAGTTTTTTATTTAATTTGTCTTGTATACTAAAAGCATCTAAAATCCTTCCTCTTTGTGATTCTGGTGCCGCTGCAAGTATTCTATCTTTTTCACCTTCTTCATAAGTTTTTGCAACACCCATTGCTTGAAATGGAACTGCAAGATAAGAATTTCTTAATGCTTGTGCAAAAGTATCTCCCTCACTAGCCATCTTATCGGCCACCAAAGCTCCTTCTAAAAGCACTTCAGGTAGAACACCAAACTTTATTACGTTACTTGCACCCACGGCTCTTAGACCTTTTGTTAACTTGTCAAAATTTATAGCCTCTGCTCTGGTAAAATCTACACCACCTTTTCTAATTCTTTCTAATCCATTTTTAAAACAAACATCAAC